AGTATTTAGATGGCAAGTATAGGAGGGGAACCAGAACCCAAACCCATCAAGACATCACTGATCAAAAGTCGTATCCTTAATGTTGCGACCCCTAATAATTACTTGGTTAAATTTACTCCACCATTAGCTGTGAAGACGTTTATGGAGAAGAGGGGTCTTAACCCTGACTTGATGAGAGAGGAAATTGAACTCAGATGTATCCTTACAACAACTCCTGGAACATCGTTTCTTACTCACTCAGTAAGTGCTGACTATCATGGTGTGGTGGAAGAGATACCTTATAGAAGAGCATATGAAAATGAAATTGGTATGACCTTTATTGTAGATAATAATTATGATACCGTTTCATTCTTTGAAGCATGGGTTGATTATATGAGTGGTGTTGGTCCTGTTAAACCTAGAGATGCATATAAGAAATTTTCTTACGTTAATTACAGGATGAATTATTATGGTGGTTTAAATGGATATAAGTGTGATAAATTATTCATCACCAAATTTGAAAGAGACAATACAGGATTTGAACCAATTAAAGAGTCAAGAGATAATAAAAAATCAATGACATACACATTGATCAATGCATATCCTAAACAAATAAATAGTATGGACCTAGCATATGGTCCAGCTGATGAGTTCTTAAGACTCGCAGTAACCTTTGGTTACTCTCGTTATGTAAGAGAAAGAACCGCACTGAAGGATTTAGAAGAATGAAATCGTTTTATCAATTCCAAGAAGACGCATCTTCTCAAGCACAGTCTGCTGTCAGTGCTTCTGGATCTTTTAAGGGTGGTAGTGATTATAGACCAGGTGGAACCGATCAGTCATTTAAAAAGAGACCTAGCACTGGTTTAGGTAGAGTTGCTGGTGCTGTGACAGGTGCTGTGGGTCGTGCTATTAAAGATAGAATGGGAAGACCAAGACCCGAGAAACCACAGAAGCCAGAAGGTTCAGGTCCCACCCCTACAGATGGACCAGGAAAAAGACCTGACAGAGCAGCAAATACATATCGTCAGAAGGCAGCAGCTAAACAACAGAGACAACTACCTCCAGGTAGGGAACAAAAGGCTTTACCACCAGCTAGAGAGAAATCAATGGTTGCTAAGAGAACTGCAGCAGCCAAACAACCACCTCAACACAAACAGATCTCTGCACGTCCAGCATCGACTGCCATGGCAGGTAGTAGACAGAAAGCCATTGGACCAGCAAAAAATAATCTCTCTAGAGACAATCAGGGAGTTCAGAAGGTCAACGTAAAGGTAGAACCACAGAAGGCATTACCACCAGGTGAAGGGAAGCCAACGATGTCAGGTGGTGCCAGACCTAGGATTGCACCTAAACCACAGAAAGCATTACCTCCAACCCGTGGATGAAGAACAACAGCAGTATCTAACCAGCACCATCAATCGTTTTGAAGACGATGAGGAAGTCAATCGTATCAAAGCATTGAGAGATGAAGATGATATGATGCTTGAACTTATTGATAAGATGCAGACTGATGTGGAAGTTATTCCTACTGTCGGTCAATACTTCACCTTTATCTACAAGGCAAAGACACCTAGGGTTGAGTATGATAGGTTCCCTCTAGTCGCAGTGACCAGTATAAATCGATGGGGTTTCAGTGGTATCAACTTCCACTGGGGTAGGAGTAGGAACTATACCTGGCCTGAAGTTCAGAGTAGTCTCTACAGAGTTTATCCTATGGAACTCAAGACCTTGAGAGCCATCCCATATCAAAATTTCACGATAAATAACTAAAAGTATCTTAGTATAATGTCTGAAGAGGTAAAGGCTACTGCTATTTGGAATGGATTAAAGGTAGACACCTATACTAATTTACGTACAGGAGAAATAAAAATATATCAACCTAAACAATTAACTCCAGTTCTTTTAGCGAAATCAACTCCTGGTAATGGAAAAGCAGGCTGGACATATGTTGGTGGTTCGGGTACAAAATTTCGGAACATTTATAATGATCAACAAAGAGCAATTGGTGGAAAAGAATTAACACAAGATAAATTTAATGAAACGTTTTTTACCACAGGAACCAAATCATTTAACAATATAAGATCTACAATTCTTACAATCGATAAAAATTATACGAATGCTGGTATATCAGTTACAGATATATCAGCTATAAAGACGAGTCATTTCAACAATAGTATTCCAGGGGTAACGGATCCCAAAAGTGGTATCACTGTAAATTCTGATGGAACAAAACCAGGTGTGGTTACTACTGGTCAGCAAGTAATCGATCCTGGTGCTGGCGGTGCCGGTGGTGGAGGAGGTGGCGGTAATGGTAATGGTAGTGGTAATAATAATGAACCAACTCTTTCAGAGGCTGGTAATAGATTATCAGAGGATGCAAGGAGAGGTGGACCTAAAGGAGGAACTAGATACACTGCTGCTAAAATTTTAAGATATCCACTAGGTGAACCAGGTGGTCCATTTCAGTATGATTATATAAGTATCACCGCCCATGACTATCAACCATCAGGTCTTGGAAGTAATTACGAGGCTGATAAAAATTTGGGCATAGCATATGAGAAAGTGATTCTTCCAATGCAACCTCAACTCAGTGAGACGAATGCGGTTAACTGGTCAGACGATCAATTGAATCCTGTTCAGGCTATGATGGGTAACTTTGCTGCTCAAACGATAGGAGCTCTTGCGGACCTTAGTGTGGATGACATCAAAGCAGCATTTAGTAATCTAGGTTCTGATATTAAAGAAGCAATCAAAGATCCGAATAATAAAGCTGCCATTGCAGCATACTTTGCGGGACAGGCAGTCGGTGCAAACGTACTTGGCCGATCCACAGGGACGGTTATTAATCCTAACCTAGAACTTCTTTTCAACGGTCCTAACTTAAGAACATTCAATTTTAATTTTAGACTCACTCCTAGAGAACCAGCTGAATCAGAAGAAATAAGAGAGATTATCTATGCATTCAAGAGAAACATGTCTGTTCAAAGATCTAAGGCAAATCTATTTCTTAGATCACCAAGGCTCTTTAAATTGGAGTACATTTACAAGGGTGAAGACGAAGGTGTTCAGCACCCCTATCTAAATAAATTTAAACCATGTGCTATGACCAACTTCCAGGTAAATTATACACCTGATGGATCATACGCAACATATGATCAGACAGGTTCTTTAACTGCATATGATTTAACCATGTCTTTTAGTGAGGTTATGCCAATCTATGCTAGTGATAATGAGTACACCGACAATCCACAGGACATGGGATTCTAATGGCAGAAAAATACTTTAGAAATATACCTGACTTTGATTATGTCAACAGGACCAAGAATGGTCAGAACATTTCTGATTATACACAGGTCAAGAACATATTTAAGAGGGGTAAACTCAGAGAAGATATCTTTGGTGACCTCACATTCTTCACCAAGTATCAAATCAGGGGTGACATGAGACCTGATGAGGTGGCGTATGAGGAGTACGACGATGAGAATCTTGATTGGGTGGTGATGTTATCTAATAACATTGTCAACTTGGCTACAGAGTGGCCATGGACTCAGGAAGCATTCGACAACTATCTGAATAATAAGTATGGATCAGTTGAGAAGATTTACGAGACAAGATATCATGAGACAAACTTGATTCAAGATAGTAACAAGAGGACCATTGTTCCTGCAGGTCTAATTGTTCCTAGTGATTACAGTTTGACATTCTTTGATGAGGGTTTGAATCAGATGGTCACAAGATCATCGGTGTTCCCTGTATCTAATTACCTATACGAGACAAGAATTCAAGACGCGAAGAGAAATATCTTTTTATTGAAACCAATCTATCTTGGTCTGGTTATCGAAGATCAACAGGAGTTCATGCCTTATACACCAGGATCAAGTCAGTATGTCTCTGATAGATTGGTAAGAGGAGAGAACATTAGACTCTATAATTGAGCCTAATAGGGCAAAAAAAATACCGGGATTTTTTTCCCGGCATTTATGAAATTAAAGGCGAATTTTGTATCAGGACTCAGCAAGCTTACTGAAGTAACTCATTGGGTCGTCTTCATCATCTCCTTTACTGACAGTAATA